TCTATTATAGGCAAATCAAAAATTATTGGGGATCATCAACTATATTATTTATCTACAGTACTTGCTAATAAAAAATTATTTACCTATATTGCGAATATAAATATAGTAAGATGGCTATAAACTTTCAAAGAGATTCAACTAGTAAGAATATTATAATTACCGAAACAGATAAACCAAATATATATCTACTAGGTTATTTTTATGGTGTAATGACTAATAATGACGCTGGAACTCATATCAATGTTAGGGATGGTGATTATAACATTACCTTTGCTGTAGCAGATATTGGTACGATTAACGGAACTACTGGACCTTGGACTTTAGCAACTGCTTTAGCCGAATTAGAACAAAAGGTATTTAAATTGTAATTTATGCTTGATGATATTAAATCTTTAAGTAAATACAATAGAAGTAAGGTAATGTTTATGAAGCCCGAATTAATGAGCTTGGAGGACATTAACGAAAAGATTGACAACATAGAAGCTATTACCGAAGATTATAGTGTAATGACTATGGGTGGTGCTTTAGAGTTAGCTGGGATGACTAGGAGTAGGTGGGATTCTTTACAAGCGGTTTGTAAGAGAAGAGAACTAGAAAACGAGTTAGAACGAATAGAATATATTAAACAACGATTTGAAAATAGAATTTTTGAATCTGCGTTAAAAAACCAATCAAATGCGACTATGGCTATATTTGCCTTAAAAAACCATTACGGTTGGTCGGATAAACAAAATGTAGAAATACAAGCCACACAAACCACAAAAGTAGACGTATCCGATATGGATGATGAATTAAAGCGTCAATTAGCCGAAAGGTACTTAACTGGAAGTGTACTAGATGATAAAAGATAAACCGTTAAAAATAGATAGTTCTTTACTGGAATCGGCTGCGGTTGATTTAGCACGTACAGACTTCTCGTTCTTTGTAAGATTTATAAAAAAAGATTTTTCAATGACTTGGTTTCATAACCATATTATGGGATCGCTAATGACGCTGTATAGTGATGTTGATAGTAAAAAGCTAATGATTTCTATGCCCCCTCAACATGGCAAGTCTACACTAGCTACACAACTATACCCAGCCTACCTGCTAGGAGTAAACCCTAATCTTAAAATTGTTATCGCATCCTATACAGCTGATTTGGCATCTAGGTTCAATAGAGAGGTTCAAAAGATTATTGATAGCCCAGAGTATAGAAAAATATTCCCTAATACAAAACTAGCTAAACCTAGAAGTGGAGAAGCAGTTAGGAATAATGATATGTTTGAGGTTATCGGGTATAATGGCTATTTAAAGTCAGTAGGTACTGGAGGTTCTTTAACAGGGTTTAGTGTTGATGTTCTGATATGTGATGACTTGATAAAGGATTATAGTGAGGCAAAGTCTTTAAATGTTAGAGAAACAGTTTGGGATTGGTATACATCAGTAGCCGAAAGTAGACTTCAAAATAATGGTAAGCAATTATTGATTGCAACAAGATGGGATAATGATGATCCTTTAGGAAGAGCTGGAAAAAGAGATAATGATTGGGAAATTATTACCTTACCTGCTTTGAGAGAATCGGTAGATGATGGAAGGAAATATGATAAAAGAGAGGTTGGAGAAGCGTTATGGGAAGATAGACAGTCAGCAGATAGACTAATAAGGATTAGGGAATCATCTCCAATCATCTTCAACTCTCTATATCAACAAGACCCTAGACCAGCTACAGAAAGTTTGGTTTATCCAGATTGGCAGGAGTGTGATGAGTTTCCTGATAATGACGATATATTTTATGGCATGGACTTTGGGTTTACAAATGACCCTACTGCTTGTGTTAGAATGGCAAAGATTGGTGACAGTATATACTTAGATGAACTGTTTTATGCCACAAGGATGACAAATAAAGATATTGCAAACGCACTAAGGAAACATAGTGTAAATATATATAGTGAAATATTTGCTGATTCAGCAGAGCCTAAATCAATAGCCGATCTAAAGGTTAACTTTAATGTTAAACCACAGAAGAAAGGAAAGGGTTCGGTTCTTGCTGGTATTAATAAACTGAAAGAATATAAAGTGTTTTATACTAAAGGTAGTAAGAACATAGCAACAGAGGTAAAAAACTACCAATGGATTATGCAGAACGGAGAAAGTACAAATGTACCTATTGACACGTATAACCATTGCCTAGATGCTATCAGATGTGCGATGTTTACAAAGTTTGGTAGAGAACGTAAATGGTATGTAATATAAATGGGATTATTCGATTTATTCAAAGCTAAAAAAGCTCAAGAGCCTATAATGGTTCAAAAAGGTATAGACCCTGCATACGCAAGGATGATTTACAACCAAATCGCTAAAACTCCTATATTTGGAGATGATACTTTTGCGAACTACGTTGAGAAAGGCTATCAGTACAACTCTGATGTTTATTCTATTGTAAATCTAATTACCCGAAAAGCTGCTACTGCTCCTCCAATACTTTACGAAGTAATTGATGATAAAGCATTTCAGAAATATAAATCGTTTACTCAAAACGTATCTAAGCCACAGGATATTCAAGAAGCTAATTACTTAAAGACTAAAGCTCTTGTAGAGGTAGGCGAAAACCATCCAATCATAAAAACATTGTTAGAACCTAATGACTATCAATCGTATTATGAGTTTATGGATAATTACTTTGGCTTTAAGCTAATTACTGGTAATTCCTATCTTTATGGTATGGGTGCTGTTACAGGACCTAATGCTGGTAAATTCAAACAACTTTATGTACTACCTGCTCACCTAGTTAGAATTGTTAGTGGTGGTAGATACGATCCTGTTACTGGATATACTTTAACTACTACTTATAATAAAGAAGAATTAGATGCTGAAAAAGTAATGCACTCTAAATACTGGAATCCTGATTACTCTACAGAAGGTTCACACCTTTACGGACAATCTCCTTTAAGAGCAGCGATGAGAGTTATGCAACAGTCAAATGATGCACAATCTGCTTCTGTTAAGCTATTTCAGAATACTGGAGCTATGGGTATCCTATATGATGATAGTGGTGATAGCCAACTTAGTCCAGAACAGGCTTATGAGATGCAAAGAAAATGGCAGTCAGAATATAGCGGAACTGAAAATGCTGGTAAGATTATTGTATCGGCTTCTAAAGTAGGATGGCAACAAATTGGTTTATCTCCTGTTGATTTAGCTATTATCGAATCAATGAAGATGAATCTTCGTCAGTTATGTAATATATACCATGTAAACTCTGCATTGTTAAACGATCCAGATAATAAGACTTACAATAATATGTATGAAGCTAGGAAAGCTCTTATATCAGACGCTATCTTACCTGAACTTATATCTGCAAGGGCTGATTTAAATAAATGGCTTGTATCGCCTTATAATAAGTCAGAGAATAAAAAATACTTCTTAGATTTTGACCTAAGTGTTTTCCCTGAATTGCAAGAGGATAAAAAAGAACAAATACAATATCTTGAAAGAGCTTGGTGGTTAACACCTAATCAGAAGTTAGAAGAAATGGGATATGGGCGTAATGAGAATCCTGATATGGATAAGATTTATGTAAGTATTCAAGTTACTCCTATTGACAAGATGAATATTGATGCTATAGAACAAGCTGTTGGTATTGCAGAAGCTACTAAGTCTACTAATCCTATAGAGGATGAAAAACCTATGGCACAACTTACTACAATGGCAAAGGAGTTCAATAAGGATAATCCAGGCAAAAGAGTAACGGTTAAAAAACTTGAAGAGGTATTTGCTACAGGAATAAGAGTATTTAAAGAACAAGGATTAAAAGGAAACGAGAATGCTTTTGCTATGAGCTTTGTTAAAAGATTCCTTGATTCTTACGCTAAAAAGAAATAAAAACAAATAAGATATGTTATTATACAAAAATTTACAGCAAGGTATTTCAGATGTAGATGTAAAAAAAGGGATTGTAACAGGTTACTTTTCTTCATTTGATAATATGGATAGTGATGGTGATGTTATCAGAAAGGGTGCATTTACCAAAACAATAAACGAGAATTTCAATAGAGTTCGTCACCTTCTTGACCATGATGCTACAAAAAGTGTTGGTAAGATAATTTCATTAGAAGAACATGGTAAAGGCTTATACTACGAAAGTAAGGCAGGTCGCCATACTCTTGGTAAAGACTTCTTACTTATGGTAGAAGA